CAAGCAAACATAATATTACTTAACGCATTTAGAGATAGATTAGAATTTCCAGAGTTAAAAAGAGAAGCAATCAGCCAATACCGAAACTGGGAACCAGATTCTGTTATCATAGAGAAGAAAGCATCAGGCGCTCCGTTAATTTATGAGATGAGAGCGATGGGTATTCCTGTACAAGAATTTACTCCTAGCCGTGGTAATGATAAAATTTCTAGATTAAATTCTGTTTCCGATTTGTTTGCATCAGGACTTGTGTGGGTGCCTAATTTACGTTGGGCAGAGGAGGTTGTAGAGGAAGTAGCTAGTTTTCCTGCGGGAGAACATGACGACTATGTAGATAGTACGTCTTTGGCGTTAATGAGATTTAGAAAGGGTGGTTATATAAGAACTCCTTTGGACGAGGAGGACACACCTAATTACCGAGGGCGTAAAGAGCCCTACTATTAAGGATAAGATATGGTAGATAATAACATAGAATCAGCAATTGAACCCACAGATATGTCGCAAATGACAGCAGAGCCTGATATTGAAGTGGAGATAGAAGACCCAGAAAAAGTAACTATAGGCATTGGCGGTATGGAGATAGAGATTGATCCAGACGCAGAAAGCTCTGAAGATTTTAATGCAAACCTTGCAGAAGATATGAGCGAGGAAGAGTTACAAGAAATAGCTACGGATCTTCTTAGTGATTATGAAGATGACTTATCTAGTAGAAAAGATTGGATGCAGACTTATGTAGATGGTCTTGATTTACTAGGTTTAAAGATGGAAGAAAGAACCGAGCCTTGGCCCGGAGCTTGTGGTGTACACCACCCACTATTAACAGAAGCGCTTGTAAAGTTTCAATCAGAAACAATTATGGAGACGTTTCCAGCACAAGGCCCTGTTAAGACACAAATTATAGGTGAAGATACTAGAGAAAAGAAAGAAGCAGCTAATAGAGTAAAAGCTGATATGAATTATCAGTTAACCGAGAAGATGGTTGAGTATAGACCAGAGCATGAAAGAATGTTGTGGGGTCTTGGTTTATCTGGTAACGCTTTTAAGAAAGTTTATTATGATCCTAACTTAGAACGACAAGTTTCTATATTTGTACCTGCTGAAGATATTGTTGTACCATACGGCGCATCAGATTTAGAAACTTCAGAACGTGTTACACATGTAATGCGTAAAACACCTAACGACCTTAAAAAACTACAAGTATCTGGTTTTTATAGAGATATTGAACTAGAAGGACCGACCGACTACTTAGATGAGATTGAAAAAAAGATAGCAGAGAAGATGGGTTTTTCTGCAACACATGATGATCGTTACAAAATTCTAGAGATGCACGTAGATTTAGATTTACCTGGATATGAGGATAAAGATAAGAAAGGAAAAGAGACAGGTATCGCTCTACCATATGTTGTAACTCTTGAAAAAAGCACAGGAGAGATTCTTTCTATACGAAGAAACTACCAACCAGAAGATGACATAAAAACTAAAAGAAACCATTTTGTACATTATGGTTATGTGCCAGGATTTGGATTTTATTGTTTTGGTTTAATACACCTCATAGGCGCATTTGCTAAATCAGGTACTTCTTTAATAAGACAGCTTGTAGATGCAGGTACGTTATCTAATTTGCCCGGTGGATTTAAGACAAAGGGCTTACGAGTAAAAGGTGATGACACACCAATTAGTCCGGCAGAGTTTAGAGATGTAGATGTACCGAGCGGTTCTATAAAAGACAATATAATGCCTCTGCCGTACAAAGAGCCTAGCAACGTGCTTTATACTTTACTGGGTAATATTGTTGATGAAGGTAGAAGGTTTGCCAGTGCCGCAGATTTAAAAATATCGGATATGTCTGCAAACAGTCCGGTGGGAACAACGTTAGCTATATTAGAAAGAACGTTAAAAGTTATGTCTGCCGTACAAGCCAGAGTTCATTATTCTATGAGGCAAGAATTCAAACTACTCAAGAATATAATAAGGGACTACACACCGGATAAATACAACTATAAACCAGAAAGCGGTACGCCTATGGTGAAGAAGTCAGATTATGACATGGTAGAAGTTTTACCTATATCTGACCCTAATTCTTCTACAATGGCTCAAAAGGTAGTGCAGTATCAGGCAGTTATGCAAATGGCACAGGCTGCTCCTCAAATATATGACTTACCTAGATTACATAGACAGATGTTAGATGCTATGGGGATTAAAGACGCAGCTAAATTAGTTAAGTTAGAGGATGATGAAAAACCTAAAGACCCAATCTCAGAAAATATGAACGCATTAAAGGTTAAACCTCTCAAGGCATTTTTATACCAAGACCATGATGCACACATTCTTACTCACATGTCGTTTTTAAACGATCCGACTATGGCGCAAATTATTGGACAAAACCCCCAAGCAAGAGCAATAGCTGCAGCTCTACAAGCACACATTGCAGAGCATTATGGGTTTAAGTACCGAGTCCAGATCGAGCAGCAACTTGGTGCACCATTACCAAAACCAAACGCAGAGATACCAGAAGAATACGAAACTCAAATATCTCGCTTGGTAGCTCAAGCTGCACAACAACTATCGCAAAACAACTTGGTTGCTGCAGCGCAGAAAAAAGCTCAACAACAGGCACAAGATCCTATTATTCAAATGCAGCAACAAGAATTACAAATCAAAGCTCAAGATGCTGCTAGAAAAACACAAAAAGATCAGGCAGATATTGCTGTTAAACAAGCTCAGATTGCTGTTGAACAAGAGCGAATCGCTTCACAAGAGCGCCAAGCACAGCTTAATACTTTGGCTAAAGCAGTCACAGATGATGCTAAATTAGAGGAGAAGCAGTCTAGCCAGATGATAAAAGCCATGGTAGATGAGCAAAAAGCAGAGAATCAGGCTGATAACGCAATAGCTCAAAGTTTAATACAACAAGCTATAAGTCAACCTGATGAGCAACCTACACAACAACCCCCTCCAGAGGAGCAACAGTAATGGATGTGTTAGAAACATTATTAGATAAATACCAATCTGATATTGATAGGCTACAAGAAACTTTAGCTAGTGGATCAGCTAAATCTTACGACGAGTATAAACAAATTTGCGGTACGGTTAAGGGTCTTACCATCGCATGTAACTACATAATAGACCTACAAGAAGCAAACGAAAAGGGTGAATACGAAGATGACGACTGAAAATGAAGATAAAGCTACGCAGCTACCAAAACCTTCTGGGTACCATATTTTATGTACAGTACCTAATGCTGAGGAAAAGTATGATAGCGGTTTGTTAAAAGCTGATACTACAAAGCATTTTGAAGAAGTTCTTAGTACCGTATTTTTTGTAGTAAAAATGGGAGTTGATTGTTATAAAGACAAAGATAGGTTTCCAAGTGGTCCTTGGTGTAAGGAGGGTGATTTTATTTTAGCCCGACCAAACTCAGGAACTAGAGTAAAGATACACGGTAAAGAATTTCGTTTAATTAATGACGACAGCGTGGAAGCAGTAGTTGAAGATCCACGAGGTATATCACGAGCATAGGAGATAAAGATGGCTGAAGCACAAAACTTACCTAACGAAGAGGATGTTAAAAAACCTGAAGCTGAGGTACAAGGGGAAGAGGTAGAACAAAAAGCGTCGGATTTTGAAGTAGAAATTGAAGACGACACTCCTGAACCAGATCAGAACAGAAAAAACCTTCCTAAAGAATTAGTTCAAAAATTAGATTCTGACGAGCTAACTGAGTACGACGATAAAGTCAAAGATAAAATATACCAACTTAAAAAAGTTTGGCATGATGAGCGTCGTGAAAAAGAAAAAATAGCAAGAGAGAATCAAGAGGCTATAAAAGCTGCTCAGAGGCTAATGGAGGAAAACAAAAAATTAAAAGCTAGACAACAAGAAAATGAAAAAAGCTATATAGATGCTGCAAAAAACGCTGCTGATTTAGAAATAGCCGCAGCTAAAGCAACATACAAAGAAGCTTATGATTCTGGTGATAGTGAAAAGTTAGTAGAAGCGCAACAAAAGTTAAATGAAGCTAACTTTAAAGCAGAAAGAATAAAATCTTTTAAACCCTCTTTACAAACTACTGATAATAGTGTAAAAGATAATAAAGAAGAACAAGCACCCGCTGCTCTGCCGCCTGACGCAAAGGCTTTAGAATGGCAGAAAAAGAATGATTGGTTCGGACAAGACGAAGAAA